TAGGGTTCTTTCCTGCTCTTTCATATCCTTCAGTTGATAATAACCTTAAATGTAGAGAACCGTTAAAATATTTCCCATTCGTAAGAAAATATTCATGATAATACGGCTTCTGAATTCCCCACTCTACACAATATTTTTTAGGATCCTCAATTATAACGAATATTCCAGGCTCATTAGCCGTCGCCCCAACTTCTCCGGGTTTCACAACTCCCTCGACGGCAATCCAATCAATAGGCTCCGGTTTCTTTGGCGTACACTGTAAACCTTTAGGAGCAAGAATAGGTTTTAAAAATTCGTTTCCGTTTCCCATATCATAATTAGCAATTATCTTTCTGCCATCTGCAACAGTATTAATATCTTTAATCTTGCCGGGATATTGAAAGAATAAGGTCCAACCTATTAATTCCTTTGTGCCAATATCCATCCTTAAATCAGCATGAACAGTATCGCCTCGAAAATGTAGCTGGACTACTGCGCGTCTTTTTCCTGTTTCTTTAGGATAAAACATTAATTCCGATTGCTTAATTATTCGATCATATATTTCAATATATAGAGGGTCTTCCTGTAACCCCTCTTCTGTTTCAATATAATCATTATCGTTAAATGATTCTCCCATTTTCACAACAGATAAATCATTATTAACCTGGAATAATAAATCACCCAAAGGTATATTATTAGTAAAGGGACCGTCGAAATCGTCAGACATTACGCTAATTCTTTTGCTTAATTCCTTCGGCAGCATCCTTCCAAGTCTAAACTCTACAACTTTCAACATCCCTGCTGGAATATCCCCTTTAACTAAAAAATCAATATCTCCTTCGGTTTCGCCATTATTAACCAACCCTCCCGTTAAATAAACAAAAGGCTGCCTTATCTTAAAAGATTTCAAGAGGGGCAGGACTTCGGATAGTTGTATTTTAGCCCCTATTTTATTTCCAGAAGAACTGATAGGCGCTAACTCTATAACCTCCTTTTTTATTTCCTCTTCCTCTGCCTTCTTCTGCGGTAATTTTCCAGGAAGAGAAGAGGCGTGTTTAAATCCTCGCGCTTTCATTTCGGCAACAACTAATTCATGGGCATTCCAGATATCCTCCAAGGAATAGACTAAATCCTTAGGCGACTTCCTTTTTAATGTCCAAAGGCTATGAAGGTGGCGATGTAGGTTGAGCAGAGCAGAGTCCTTTTCTTCCTTCAAGGACTTCACATTTATTTCAGCTATACTAAGTTTAATTAATGGTTCCATTTTTAATTATTCCTTCGGAGCGGCCTTCTTCGGAACGAGATCCTTGACCCTAAAATTAATTCGATGCTTATGGCTTTCATCCGAAGAAGTGAAGCCCAAGATATCCCCGCCCACGACAGGAAGATCGACTTTGTGAACATGCCCGTTAACCCGCTCCGTTCTTCCTGTTATTTTCTCCTTGGAAATGATGAGAGAAATCCTGTGCTGATGGCCAGCCATGATATTGGAAAAGAACTCCGCTCGCGGCGCCTTTTTCTCGATGCCGCAGAAATCGTCCATTTCCTCTCTTGAAGCGTTCAACCTTTTCGCGATGGGTTCCATTTCTTCCTCCTCGGTTTACAGTCCTGCAAACTAATTTTAATATTTAAACCCCTTGGGCCTCTTCCCAATCTTGTATTTTGACATCTTCTTCTGAAATAACGACTGAAGACCTGCAATGCGCGTGAAAAGGAGGCAGCGCCGGAGGATTTCCTCCTCGCGGGGCCGTCTCAACCACTTCCTGAGATGTTATTTTCTTTGCAGGTTTAAACCCCTTATCCGTTGCCTTAAATGTTGAATTAGGAAGATATATTTTTTCGCCTTTAGGCCCTCCATAGAACAAGGCGGGTTTCCCTTGCTCGGCTCTTACAGAATCAAAATTTAACCAAGGACGCAAAGCCTTAAAGGCATTTATATCACTATCAGATCTTGAATCCGGAATGCCATTTTCTTGGATATCTTTGACTATTTTCCTAGCCAATTCAACTTCAAAAACCATCCCATCCATTGCTTCGCATATCTCACTCGTTCTTTCGTCCATCACTGCTATAATTTCATATTTTCTAATTCTTGCCTCTTCAAATGCTGTAACCTGAGCAAAATTTCTTGCTCTATTGATAACATCGCTTGCTAATATGCTTAAATAAGTATTTCCTCTCTGTGCAAGAACAGAAGGAAGTTCTTCTCGCATCAAAGAAGCTAAAGCGCTTTTTGGCAAATTCTCTTGAACTATCCGAGACGCCAAAGTATTAACAGAGCCTATTAAAGTTTTATCGTATATTCCACTTATAAAAAAGTTATTATTATTGTTTAAAATGTTTATTACGGCCTTATCTTGTTGAGTCAATCCCGCCTTTATAGATCGTTTTAATTTCTTAGCAGCAAGGGCTACAACCTTTTTGGTTGCCACTATCTGGTTTTTTAAAGCCTGTTTAATAGACTTTGTTGCCTGCAAAGCAACAGATGGGCCAAGTTCCTTTTTCAATGTATTATGTAATTTGTTGAGGGCTTTCTCATTTATCCTATAATTTCCAGGTTTGCCAGATATTCCATTCTTAATAAAGGAAGCAATAGCCGATCCACTTTTGACTTTAGTTTTTATTTTAAAAGCAAAAGCGCTTCGCATAGCCTTAAATGCTTTTAATTCATTTACACCCGGATGATCCGGGCCGGTGCCTATTGTTATCCCGAATCCTTGTTTCCTTACTCCGCCCAGCCTGATAATTATTTCCTGAACTATCTTCTGACTTCTTATCAGGTTTTCAAGCGAAGTATTCTTAAATATTTTATATTTCAAGGTCATAGAGACTCTCCCCAATATCCTGCCTTTCGCCGATAGCCTTTTCAAGAGTATTGTTTAAACTCATGAGGGAATCTATTATAGAAGAATCCTTTGCTCTATCCGCAGGAACTTTCATTCCTTGCATAACCAGAGGCAACGGCATATCCGCCCAATTTTCTGTAAATCTTGGCTTGCCTAAATAATCTCGGATATCGTTAGGAGTTATCCCTCCTGTCCTTTCCATTTTCTTATATATCGTAGCCAATCCTTCGAAGTCTGTTTTCTTCGGTCGAACCAATTTAAGCCATAATATTTTAATTCCCATAGCCCTCATCAGTGTTTTATTTAATATAAATTCTATTTCAGCAATATCCGGTTCAAAAGTCTGGTCATTCGTTATTGATCTTCCTACGCTTCCTCCTGCCCGCGTGATATCAGAAGCAAAGAAAACAGGATGTAACCCGAATACCTCCGATATTTCCCCATCATTTCTATCCTGATACTTTAAATAACCTGCATCCTCAGCAATGCCAACAGTAAGTTTATGGAACTCTATTTTGACATCTTCTTTTTCTGTCATTGACCCTTCGCGGGTTCCCGCCTGAATAATCATTATTCTGCCGGTATTTTTTGTTCCCTTTCCTTTTCGTTCCAGGAATTCTTTTATATCTTCTCGGCTTTCCTTCGATAGCCTATATGGACCGCTCACCACTATTGCAATTCTTGGAGTTGCATCATTCTCAAAGAATGTAGAATTTCTTTCTCCCGCAAATCTGCTGCCCGCAATAGCTGGCGCAGTTGATAGATGTCTCGGAATTCCATAAGATGATTCCCTATATCCTGCAACTTTAAAATGTATTAATTCCCGGGCTATTAGTTCTGGCTTAGTTAATCCCGAGGTTTTAATTCCTGTATTTTTATCTACAACATCTTTATCGCCCCAATCCTTAAAATGAGTTACCTTCCTATTTTTATCTATTGCAACAAACCCGCCTTTCTTCTTTATCCTGACCGTTTGTCCGACAATTCGTTCAAGACCAATAGGAAGATAGTCGCCATCCTTTGTTGTTTTAGTTAAAGACCTATGAACAGCGAGATAGCCATTTCCTATAACTTCTCGATCGCCGATTACTTCTTTAAGAATAACTGAAAAAGGCATAGTAGGATGAGGATCATCAAGGAAATCTTCTATTAACTGTGACTCATCCTCGATATTCCGTTTAAGTTCTTCCAGTTGTTTCTTTTCATCCTCCGTCATTTCTTTTCTTGAACGTTCTATAATCCTTTTATATCTCTTTTTTGGTTCTAATTCATAACCAAGGCCAGCAGCATTAGTTGCACGTATTTGAACACAAGCAGCCAACCTTGTGGATATTTCAGGAGCAATAGCCCAATCATCTATTGAGAAGGGCGGTTTCTCTAATTCCATTCCGCCCAACGAATAGAAGGTAACTGAAACAGAATTCCCGCCATCAAGGCGCTTTCCAAGCGGCGCGCCTTTCTGCAAAGGCTCGTCAATAAAAACATCCACTTCGATAGGGCTTTGTTTTTTCTTTACCATGTTATCCGCCAGAAAGCTTTTTAGAAAATCGTTCTAACAGATCAGAAGGTTTATTATCCTGTTTTATTTTCTTAACAAAAGAAGGTTCCTGAGCAACCTCTTTATCGGCCTTGCCAAGCCTTTCACGATATTTCTGTATTTTATTCTTAAATGTTGGATTAGGCGGGGCAGGAAGGAATATTTCTTCTCTGGCTTCCTCCTGTTCCTTCTTCATAGGTTTTTCATTCCCCACTTCTTCTATTAGTGCCTCTTTTATATCGTCTTCAGATAAATCAGGAATCCAATCATCAAGCCGTCTCACCATTGGATTCTGAACTTCATTTGTTCCAGAACCTGCCCGTCTTTGCATAAAAGCAAGTTCAAAAGGATCTGCTTCACTAACAGGTTTATCCACCTGTTTTTCTTGATCCTTTTTAATATTCTTTCCTTTATTCCTTTTCTTTCCCATTTCATCCTCCGAATTGTTCTTTGATTGAAACGGTCGCCGCTTTATGGGGTTTTCCCGTTAATACTTCATAGAAATCCGCAAGCGATATATTATCCGGCACCTCCTCGCACTTCATAACCACAGCTATCCAAAATGCAAGGGAGCCATAGGAGATCTCGAAGTTGCCCGATTCTTCTAACTTATCGAGAACTTCCTTGGCATTATTTAAATTATACTCGAAATTAGGATTATCCACTATTTTATCCTCAGCTTTTCTTTACAACTTGGACATTCAATCCATTTTGCCTTATCGGGAATAAAGCCATGAAACTCCGTCCCGCATTTCTTACATAGAAATTTCTCGACATGTGCCATAATACAATCCTTTCCAAACATCAAAATAAAGCAACTTAGAAATTCACCAAAGGAATAGCCAGACAATGATAGCGCCGGGTTCGTGCCGATATTTAAGCCAACTTCATAATATGAACCCTTGTACTTTCCAAACCAGTGTTTATTGCTTTTGCCCCGCCTGTATTTTGGTAGCCGTAAATATAAACCACTTCATCT